CCTCTTCCGACAAGCTTATCGGCTCATACCAACAATCTTTACATACCAGCTGAGCAAATCTCGTATGACCTCTCCACCTGTCAGACAAATAAAAATTACTACCGTTACATCTAAAACATGGAACAGTTCCCGCAAGATATTTCTGTATTTCATCATTCATCTTTAGTCCACTCCGTCTTCAGCGCACCATTAGTTAACCGCTCAAGCTTGTATTGCGATGCTTCAGGAACATATCCCCACTTTATCCAGTTACGTAGTGTAGCCGCAGCCATGTCAGTTACCTTATGAAAATTATATTTAGTTCTGTAGTACTTCATTACGTCTTCTGGGGTCATTCTTGATTCCTTTTTTGTAATTTTAATACAAACATTATTTCTGAATAAAAGGTTAAGCAATTATGAATTAATACGTCTTTCCTATCATTAGAGATATTAGATTTAGATAGCATCACTATTCGTTCGGTAACTAATTCTCGTAAAGCCACGACCAAATCTTCCAAAGGGACGTAGAGACATTTGATACGCTCGAAAGATTCTTCAGTCATTCTCACTTCCTTTTATTATTTAATTTAAAAATAGTATACAGCAACTATTGACACTATGGCAAGTGTTACCATATACTGACCCTACGTCAATCCTGACGTAGACTATATAAGGTAAACAGGAGTAGCATATGCAAGCCTACCATCCTAGCAGTGATGAACAACGACGGTTTTTAGAAGATAATTTGACCGATCTCCGTAAGATAAATAAGTTCCTTGCAGAAGTAACTGTGATGCGAGAAGAGATAATCCAAAATATCATTAGCGCATTACAGCATAACCATGAAGGTCAGAAAACCTATGAATATGACTTATGGAAGATTGAGATTAAAACACCGTCTATTTATTCTCTCAATAAAAAGTTATATGAGTCCGGCGATATAAAGCTACCCGATAAGTTTAATCCTATTCGAGAGTCCAAGTCTTATTCTGTCGATAAGAATCTATGTGAACAATATAAGCAATCAGCTCCTAATGATGTGAAGTTGGCTCTTGTAGAGTTAATTGAAAAAAAACCTGGCAAGCCAAGCGTTGTTATTAAGGAGAGAATTTAATGGTAAAGGATAAAATAAACAATGATGGATCTTTAACAATTACATTTACTGTAACTATGGTTCAGTACAAGTTCATATATAAATCTCTTTGCCAGTTAATGCTTGATATTAGTTCTATCCCTATTGAACCAGCAATATTAAGCGATGAAAAAAATAAAGTCACAATTTCTTATGGTTCTAAATCTGATAAGGAGAGAGTGTAATGCATACTGATGAAATCATGCAATCATTGACACCTAAACAAATAATAGAAGCATATGAAAAACCAGTTATATTAGTTACAGCTCCTGGACCAATGCAATCAATATCAATCGATTTGAATGGAGGCATTACAATAATTGATGAATCTGCAGATAAGGAGAGAGTGTAATGTCAAACACGGTCCTTATAATAGGTCAAAGCGGCTCCGGTAAATCTACTTCTCTTAGAACCCTGGATCCTGCGTCTACATTCATTATTAACGTACTAGATAAACCATTGCCATTCAAAGGATTTAAAAAAGGATATATTCCGGTCACTAAGGAAAATAAATTAGGTAATTATTTTACTACACATGATTGGACTACTGTAGTTAGGTGTATCGACATGGTCAACAAGGAGCGAGAGGATATAACCACTCTTATTATAGATGATTGGCAGTATATTCTTTCTTATGAATTCATTAAGCGTGCCACAGAAAAAGGCTACGATAAATTTAGTGAATTTGCTCATCATGGGTGGGCGACAATGAATGCTTGTACAACAGGACTTCGATCATCGCTTACAGCCTTTATTCTAGCTCATACAGATATAGACCAAAATGGACGTTCTAAGCTTAAAACAATCGGTAAAATGCTAGATGAAAAAATAACACTTGAAGGTTTGTTTACGACTGTACTGCATTCTCGAATTATCGATGGGCAATATTTATTTCAAACACAAGATAATGGAGATTTCCTTGCGAAAAGTCCTATCGGTTTATTCGAAGAACTTTTAATTCCTAATGATTTGCTAGTAGTTAAAAATGCAGTTGAAAGTTATTTTAATGAGGAGGAATAAATATGCGTGATTTAATATTTATTTTGATTGGGACTATGATTGGCATATTAATTATATCCCTAATAAAATGTGGTATATAAACATATGGGAAAGTACTCAAGAGGCTAACGAGGATTGACTGTAAATCAATTGTCCCTGGCGGCTACGTAGGTTCAAATCCTACCTTTCCCACCAATATAATAAATAAAGAGAAGAACAAATATAGAACATATAATAGGATCCTTGATTAGCGTAATTAGTGGAGCAATAACATTCTACTTGCTTGATAAATTTAATGTTGGGAAAAAAACAAAAAACAAAGAGGAGAACAAACATGAGTGATTTTTGGGTGAGCGATTTAGGAGAGGTAACAGGTAAACCAGATGATGCGTTTGCAAAGTCATTTACACATATACCAGATGGCACAATGGCGTTGGCTAAGATAACACAATTTGGCAATGCTGAATTCAATGATAATAAATATTTACAAATTGACTGGACATTAATAGGTGGAGATTTTGTAGGGCAAAAGGTACAACAAAAACTGAAAGTTTGGGATAACGAGCCTAAAGTACGTCATCGGGCACTTAATATGCTTAAACTTATGTACAACCTCTATGAGGTAAAACCCAAACATGCAGGCCCACCAGCAGACCATGACTTAAATGTATTTGTCGGCAAGACTGCAGGCATAAAGATACGTGAAACAGAACCTAATGATAAAGGTAAGCAATACAATTGGGTGGCAGAGATACATGAAGCAAAAGGTTTTAAATGTGAAACAGGAATAGGCCTTCCTATAAAGACTAAAGCAACTATTGCCGATACTATGCATTTTTATGATGGTGGAGTTGATAGTGCATTCAGCAGAAGTAGGGCTGAGTTGGATAGCGACATTCCTTTTTAGAAACACCATTTTACGGCAAACGTGGCTGAGGTGGGGAATAACCCCATGCGCTGAGAATATCTTCGGGTCCAAAAGCAGCACGTAACTCCATGTACGTGACTTTCGTTGGTTCGAATCCAACCGTTTGCCACCATTTTAGGAGGAAAAAATATGTGGGATGAGGATTTAAACTCAGTATGCGTAAAACTAAGGAATATTGAACAAGTTGGCGTTTTGTCAAGCTATAGAAACGATTTAAATGACTGCATTCAAAAACTGAAAGATATAGGAAACGAAGTAAATGATGCTGACGTTCGTGAAATACAGAAAGTTATTCAAGAAAAAATTAAACTAAATAAAAATCAAGTAGCTATCGGTGAGATGCACATGCCTGATGGATCATTCTGGGAAATTCATGCGATTATGATTAACAACAATAAACAGGAGAACAATAATGTATAGCACCGATCTAGATTTTATTTGCGATGATTTACAAGAAATAATAGGTAAATGGAGCTGCACCATAAGTAATACCTCTGACAAGATACATCAAATACAGCCATATATAAAAAAAATAAAAGAAATGAGTCAATGCATAGAAAGATTAGAAGAAGAGCATACAGAAGAAGCGGTTGTGGCCAGTATCAATGACCTTACAGACACGCTGAGAGTTTTTATGGAATCATTTGTTGCCGGAAAATTCAGAAGAGATGATGTAGTTATTTAACTTTAATATTATTGCATAGGAAATAAAAAATGACTGAAAAATTTATGATAGATGAAGAATATATAGACATCACAGCAAAAGCCTCTTTAAAATTAATTGAAGTCATTACATTGATAACTAATGAAATGAAGGATACAGAAAAAGATGTATTTTTAAGATTCATGGCATTTTGCAAATTACAAAATATTTTACATGGGTCTGATTTTGCAATGGACATGTATAGAGCTAATATACATTCTGGTCATTGTTTGGGACATCCATTTTTACAAACATCTGCATCTAAAAAAAATGATTGGCATAAAATAAAAATATATAACCATGATTTCTTCTGCGAGGATGAAGAGTCAGAGCAACATAATAAGACAGAATCCTCCGTGGATTTAAAAATGACAGAATTTGATAGAAAGCTTGAGGAGCTAACTGTAAAAATTCGCTCTACATTAAAAGAAGTAGCTTCAAAAATAAGAGAAGTAAGAAAAGTAAATGATTAAAGACACACTTACAAAGCTTATCGAAGAACAACAGCGAACCATAAAGGACGATGTGCGCAACTACATCGGAGCATCGTCTATAGGTTCTGAGTGTCTTAGACAGATATGGTATGAGTATAAAGGTTATCCATCGGAAGGAGTTCCTGCCAAGACGCGTAGGACGTGG